TCATACAATTCCACCACCTTCATTACTGATCCCGCTTCGTCTTCCCCCCCCGCCACCATCACTGTTCCCTTTTCCCCTCCCACTCCAGGCAAGAACACCATCCCATGACCAATTCGTGCCGGACCTTCCCCCTCCCCCATCTCCATGTTCGCCCCCTTTTCCCAAACTACTAATTTATTACAGTCAACGTCATTACATGGGTCTTTGGGAGGGTCTTTGGGAGGTGGGTTATTTTTATTTAAATTGTTATCAGAAGTGCCCACACATACTCTGATATTACCATCTTGTTTCACTTCTTTTCCAATAGGACATTTTTTACAGTCCCATTGTTTTATACCAGTATTTAACGTCTTATGAGTTACACCATGTGTGTTCCTCTTCTTTTTTTTATTACATATTTTATTTGCCCTTCTCTTGCCTGCGCTTCCTATTTTTTTTATTATGTTACCTTTTTTCTTTTTTCCTTTTTTTCCTTTTTTTCCTTTTTTCTTTTTTCCTTTTTTTCCTTTTTTCTTTTTGCTTTTTTTCCCTTCTTGTAAAACCGTTGAAGAACGGTAAACACCGTAAAGCAAATGCATCAGCAAAATAATTGCTAAACAAAAGAAAACGTTTCGTACAACCGATTTTTGGTTCAGCGCAGTTCGCAATTCTTGCAAAAGTTTCATATATATATGTATTGATTATTTTTTCATGCGTGTTAACATTTATTACGACGTTTAAATGTGTAAATCAACCACGTAGTCGCAACACCAAATGGAGAGTACTCTCCTTCTGAATGTTATAATCGGACAACGTTCGTCCATCTTCCAATTGTTTGCCTGCAAAAATCAAACGCTGTTGGTCTGGTGGAATTCCTTCCTTGTCTTGGATTTTTGCCTTCACGTTTTCAATAGAATCTGATGCGTCAACTTCAAGAGTAATCGTTTTGCCTGTAAGCGTCTTCACAAAAATTTGCATGTTATATATAACTACTAAGATTTTTCTATATTGATTTATTCATAACTTTATATTTTTTTGATCGTTTTCTAAGTATATTACCACACTTTGAAAAATTATAAACATTATTATAATTATACAAATCGTTGAATTCATTTCCTATCTTAGATATAACCACATTGGTGTTGTAAAATGCGGCAACACCACTAAATGATGATAATCCGTATCTAAATAATATATCACACTGGATCATACAATTTAATGACTCAATTGCGGAATTATCAAAGTGTGTGTGTATATTAAAATTATGTTTACATTTAATTAGGTTGCTTATATTAAGTGTGCTGTCCGAATGAATGTGAATATTAATTGGTAAATCTTTCATATATTTATTTAGTTTGGTTATTATCTGATTTATATAATTGTCGGGTGTGTATCTACGTTTTCTTCTTTGATATTTGATTCCATTTGTTTTATTAAAATTATTGCAATCACCTCTTCTATAATGTACACATATGTTAATCTGATTGGTATTATATACATTTTTATATAAATTGCTTTTTTTATAAAGGTTTATCAATGAGTTACGATATTTTATAAAATTTTTAGTTTTATAATCATCATTCTCTGCCTTAAGCAATAATCCCCACTTATATCCAATATTTTTTATATTTTTGTTTTTTTTTAGGTTTTTCTTATTAGTAATTGTTTTATATTTTTTATCAAAGTTAAATAATTTATCATATTCTTTATATTCATTTTTATTGTCACTCAGCGATACATGACGATAATTTAAATTTTTTGATTGACAATAATATATAGTTCTAATTGTAGCATATAGTCTCATGCCAATTCTGTCATTCCGCTTTGAAATATAAATCATTATATATATCAAACAAAATATTAATTTGCTAATTGATGAATGTTTTTATACTTGTTTGCAAGTTTTCTAAGTATATTACCACACTTTGAAAAATTATAAACATTATTATAATTATACAAACCTTTGAATTCATTATCTATCTTTGATATAACCACATTACTGTTGTAAAATGCTGCCACTCCACTAAACGATGATAATCCATATCTAAATAATATATCACACTGGATCATACTGTTTAATGAATCATACGCAGAATCTTGAAAGTGTGTGTGTATATTAAAATTATGTTTACGTGTTAGTAATTTATCCATGTTAAGACGACTGTCCGAATGAATGTGAATGTTTAATGGCAAATCGTTCATATATTTATTTAGTTTGGTTATTATCTGATTTATATAATTGTCAGGTGTATATCTTAATTTTAATTTTTTTTTATTTGTATATAGTTTACCACCAATATAATTAATATTTTTAAATTTCGCTTTTTTATAATTTTTTGAATCACCTCTTCTATAATGTATACAAATGTTAATGTTTTTATCATTGTATACATTATTATATAAACTACTTTCGTTATAAAGATTAATTAACGACTTGCGGTATTTTATATATTCTTTAGTTTTATAATTATCATATGTTTTGTTTATACATTCCCACGTTGGTCCTATATTAATTACTATTTTATTGTCATATTTAGCATACTTATTGTACTTAATACCTTTATATTTCTTATTAAAATTAAACAGTTTATTATATATTTTATATTCTTTTTTATTATGACTCAAAGATACGTGACGGTAATTTAATTTTTTTGTTTGACAATAATATATTGTTCTAATAACAGCATATAGTCTCATACCCAGTCTATCATTCCGTTTTGAAACATAAATTTGTCGCATAACATAACATTTTATATTATTTTTTACTACTTAACAGGTAAGTTTTTGTTATAACGCCTATCATAGTTATTATTCCACCTATAATTTTTCTTAAACCAACTGTCTCGTTAAAAAATACTTTGCCCATTATTATACCGAATGGTATTGTCAGTGTGCTAAGAATACCAAATACAGAATCATTCAGCGTGTTCAATCCATAATACGCTGTTGGGAATGCTGGATAATATGTTAATATTTGATAAAATATAAATGAACCTATTTCTTTTGATGTTAAATTTTCTTTATGAAATAACGTTGTTGGTACACTACTAAATTTGAATGTGCTAAATACTATTATTATCAGTGTTAACATTGGTAATCCAACTTTGTTTAGATTAAATATTTCCAAACTGGATGTTAGTAACTGTTTTTTAAAAGTAGACATATTTTTTGTATGATCTTTTTTTGTGTTTGATTTATCATCTTTTGTGTATTTTTTTGTTAAAATCATGTTAACAGGGTCCAAAACACTCCATAAAAGACTGCTAACAATGCCTAACAAAAAGTATTTATTTGACACAGTGTTTTTGCTATAGGATATCAATGCAATTCCTATGATTGTTACTACGTTTAATATCCACTCTACTACTGTTAATTCCGCATTGTTTATTATAATATTAAACACATCAAAAAATATAACTGCCGCACCAGTCATTAGCGGCAGTGATATTGATACTGGTAATGTTGTATATGCAATAAATAGAAATAATACTTGTAAAAAGTAACTGCCTGATATTAAACATGTATTCATATCAAAAAGTTTAAAATCCTGCGACGGATTTATAAATTTAATAGTAATAAATGATATACTAACGAGTATTAAAAATGTTATAAATAATTTGTGGATCAGACTAATATTTATCTTTTTTACAAATACAGAGTTCAGACTAAAAAGAAACATAGAAAACATTGTTAATATGTAAGACAATATCATATATTAATGCTATATTTTTATTCATATTATATGCTGTATAATATGAATTATCCATCTAGTTAGTATTAACTAGGATATGTATTAAATATAATAACTTAGTTGGAGTAAGCCAAACCACCCATACCACTCATGACACGAAGGACATTGTAGTTGACGGCGTAGACACGGACCTTGGCGGTCTTGTTGCCCGACACAGTGTTGGCAGACACAACGAGTTGAAGAGTAGCGTTGTCAATTCTGGAAAAGTTAGCAGTTCCAGACGGTTGGTGCTCTTCTGGTCGGAGAGCGAACGAGTAGACGTTGATGCCTGTGTCTGGGTTTCTGGTGTGGTGTTGGTATGGTTGAACGAGGTCAAAGTAGGTACCTTCACGCTCACTGAATCGGTCTTGACCGTTAAGTTGGAGTTTAGCAGTAACAACTGGGTTCTGTCCCCAGCAGTGTTTGTCAATGGCAGACTGTGCGAGAACAACACCGGCAGCAGTAGAAACAGTACTGCCCGCAGTCGCAACGTTGTTAGGAACATCACATCCAACTGCAGCAACATTTGCTTGACCTGGGTAAGCACCGTTTAAGATTTCGTCGCAATATACGTTGTCTGGTTCGCCAACAAATCCCCCTTTGTGAGTTTCAACAGAAATGTAGTTGAAAACAGAGTTTGGTAACACATCTGGTGCGTCTGTGTAGTTGAATGGCTGTGCGCCGTGGGCGCTGTACAATGGACCAGAGCAACTGCAAGAAGAACAACCCTGATCATTACCATTTTCGCAACCAAAAGTGGAAGCACAGTAGTCAACGTGGCAGTCCGGTTGAACAACCCAGATAAGTTCTTTCACTGGGTGATTGAAGTTGAGCTTGATCTTGTTGGCAGAACTTCCGATAGATTCATCACCCGTGAACTGAACCTGTTCAATGAGGTATTCGTGTGGATTCTGCGCCATACGTCGTCGCTCTTCGGTGTCCAAGAAGATATAGTCAACGTAGAGGGAAGCAGCAACAAGGGACGTCTTGTAAAGAGCAGTGAATTTACGGTCTTTAAATGCATCCCTTTCCGATCTTTCGCCAACCCCACCAGATTCACCGTCACCCACAGGTAAACCATTTGCGGAACTAGCCTGTACTGCCCACAAGCATTCATCAATTGGACGAAGTTCAATGTTAATCTTGACTTCGTGGTATTGTAATGCGATGAGGGGAAGTGCCATGCCTGGGTTTCGGCAGAACCAGAACTGCAATGGAACATAGAGGGTTGTTTCGGGAAGCGAATTTCTGATTTCACAACTCTGTGCGGTATTGCACGTGCCACAAGGTCTGTCTGGGTTATCACCCCAAGCGTTTGCTAAGTACGTAAGCTGAGTGGTGTGACCAACCATCTTATCGTAACCTCGTTTTGCTTCACTAGTAAGAGTGAGTTGGTTCCAGATATGCATCCAGTCACCATATTGTTTATCTATTCGCTGACCACCAATTTCAACTTCAACCATAGAAATGAGTTGTTCTCCTGGGTAGTCTAACCATCTTGGTGCTGCATATTCACGATCGGTGTTTGCATGAGCGCCCTCACCCTGAGAGGATCCATCGTTGTAACTGCTCTGACCGTTAAGGGCATCAATCTCTGGTAGAGTAACCTGTAAGTAAGTTCTGTATGCTAAATCACCATTCCTGCTAATAGTACACTGAACTCTTCTGCCGAAATCGGCTTGTCCATTGAAAGTCTGTTCAATCGCTTCCATTGCGAAGTTAGTGTGTCGTCTGTATGTAACCTTCCAGAAAGTAATCTGTGGGTTACCTGTAAGGTAAACGTCTTGTGCGCCATAAGCAACTAATTGCATAAGTCCTCCTCCCATTATAATATCTACAAAGAAAAAAATTTTTCAAAAAATCATATTTTCTTTTATAAATTTTTTTAAATAATTATCTAAATATAATTCTTTTTTATTTTCGTGTTTTTTGGTAAATATATACAAATTATTTATTTTTTTTACAATCCATCCCTTTTCAAGTGCGTTATGAATAAATATCATTTTTTGTAAGTATTCTTTATTCATAAATTATCTAAATAAATTAATATATAAAAATATTCTAAATATAATTACATGAGTAAATTCAATCATAAGAATAAAAAGAATGAAGAAAAAAAAATAATTCCAACGATTGATAAAAAACATCAAGAAATGATGCTAAAGTTTAAACAAAATGAAAAAAAACTAGAAATGTTTAAAAAACAAAGGTCTAAGTTAAAAAATAAAATGCTAAATGAATCTGACTCATCTGTTAAAGCAACTCTAAAAGATAGATTATTGCAAATAAATAATAGTATCAAATTAATAAAAAATGGAAAAAAAAAATATTTACTAAATCATTCTAAAGAACTTTATAAATATTTTGAAAATAAAAAAGATGAATCACATCAGGGAACTAATAAAGTTAAAATTGTAAGTTCCTTTTTTTCTAAGTCAAAATCTTCTAAATATAATGATATAGATACAAGTTGTTTAAACAATTCATTTTTAGCTAAATTGGATAATTCTTTGATAGATATTAATAAATATAAATATAATAGTGATGTTTGTAAATGTAATGGTGAATTAATACCAGTACATTATGAAGGTGTGAAAATATGCAATAAATGTGGCATTACAAAAAAATATATTATTGAACATGAAAAAAATAATTATAAAGAAGCACCGAAAGAAGTGTGTTTTTATGCGTATAAAAGAATAAACCACTTTAAAGAAATATTAGCACAGTTTCAAGCAAAAGAAACAACCCAAATTTCTAATGAAATTATTAATAACATTAAAGCACAGATAAAAAAAGAGAGATTGTCATTAGACGTTTTAACAAATTCTATATGCAAAGATATATTAAATAAATTAGGGTATAATAAATACTATGAGCATATATCATTTATTAAAGATAAATTAGGCATAAGACCACCCGTAATGTCTCAAGAATTGGAAGAAAAATTATGCAACTTATTTATAGATATTGAAAAGCAATACGCTAAACACTGTCCAAATAATCGTGTAAATTTCCTAAATTATTATTACGTTTTATATAAATTATGTGAATTATTGAATGAAACATATTTTTTACCTTATTTTCCCATGCTAAAAGATCCAGTTAAAAGAATAGAACAGGACGTTATTTGGAAAAAAATATGTCAAGAATTAGGTTGGAAATTTATTCCCATTATTTAATTTGGGAAACCCACTAAATTACCTCCTATACCGAATCCAGCACCAGAACGGGCAGCAACTGCCATGCTCGGGAGGTATGCATCAAGAACACAGAAAGTTGCTGCGGCAGTAAGCGCTATAAGAAGCACTTCCTCTAACTTAAGAGTTTTAAGTGGTATAACATATGCGGCAGCGGCAACTAAAATGCCTTCAATTAAATACTTAACGGCACGTCGTAAAAGTTCACCAAGATCAAGAATGCTTGCGAGATCGTTCATTATAAACTATATATAGAAAAAAATACTTAGAAATAATAATAGTAAAAGTATATGAATTTTGAAAAAAAAAATTTAATGGATGGTTCACCAAACCCAAACTATGTTGACTTGTTAGACGAAGACAAGGAAATAGGTAGTCAAAAATTCTGCTGCGTTTCATTTGTATCTCCAGAAGCTGTAATTAAACAAAAAAATATGTTTTTATTTGAGAAGTTCCTAAAGTATTTTGAATTTGAAAAATCTGTTAAAAAATACCATCAATTTTTAAATTATATATCATTTAAATATGATTTTGATTTTGATGAATTAATGAATGAATTTTCATCGTTTATTGATGAAGAAAAAAATAAGTTGCTAGACACAAGTATTGAAGATGATTATAAAACATTCTTAGATAGACAAGAAGACAAATTAACTAAAGAATTCAGTGAACTGCACGGGTTTCAAACAAATACACGCGGTATTAAAATTCGGGGATCGTTTCCTACAGTTGAAGAAGCACAAATGCGTGCTAAATTATTAGAAGAGAAGGATAAAAAACATAATATTTATGTGGGTGAAGTTGGTAAATGGATGCCGTTTAATCCAGATGCGTTTAAAACAGGAAATGTTGTTTACGCAGAGGAAGAACTGAATTCTATTATGGATCATAAGGATAAGAAAGATATGTTAGAAAAGGTTGATTTTGATGAACGTGTATTACGCGCAAAGAGAGAAGCAATTGAAAATAATAAAGAGATTGCAAAAAATACCGGTAACAAGTTAACACAAAACGTTAATGAAGACGGATCTCTCGTAGACTTGAATGAGAATACGTCTGCTTTATCAGCAAATATTCTTAATGAAGTATTAGACGCCCCGAATATTTCAACTAAATCTTTCGGTGGTAACAAATAATATAAATTGATATAGTATTATAATATAATATATAATAATACTATGCTTTGCTCATTAGATGGATGTAAGAAAAAACTAACGAATGTTGAATTAATCATTAAATGTGTGTGTGGCAAGTCGTTTTGTTCTAAACACCGAATGCCAGAATGTCATAATTGCTCACACGATTATACTAAAGACAAAGTTGTTGTTGAAGGTTGTAAACGTGAAAAGGTGAGAAAATTATGAAATGTATATCAAATTAAATTATTACCACCGATTTTTACGCACTCTAATGTTTGGACCCTTCGTTGGTTTCTTTGAATCAAACGAATCGTCTTCTTCGTCGTCTGAATTAATATTTTTGGATAAATCCCAGTATTCTTTAGAACCCAATTTAAAATTGCTATGAGGGTCTGCTTTATACCAAAATATTTGGTCTACAAGTTTGTTTGATTTTGCGTTATTATTAATAACTAAACATTCGTAATCTTCTGTGCACTGATCCATCACTTGACAAAATGATTCAAATGTTGGAAACATTCCGGCATAGTTTTCCCAAATTCGTTTTTTATTATTTATATATGGTTCTCTCAAAATAAAAACATAATCTATGTTTGTTCTAAGATTGGGTGGAATGCCTAACGGGTATTGCATTGTAATAACTAACATAATTTTCCAATGACGACCATTCATAAACAATAAACGCATCATTTTGTCTCGTGACCAAGAATTATCATACAGACAATCATCTAATATAACGAATGCGCGGGGATCTATTTTAGATGTCCGCCGTTTATAAACTTCTATTTCCTTTTTTATTTCCTTTAATACAACTTTTTGTCGTTTAAGTATATTCTGAATAATAGAACTATTATATTCATCGTGGATAAATAATTTAGGCACAACGCTTCCATAAAACCCATTGCCTGCTTCTGTTCCAGAGATAACCACACCAACTGGTATGTCCTGATGATAATATAATAAATCTTTAACTAAAAAACTTTTCCCCGTATCTCGTCGCCCTATTAAAACTATTACAGGTCCCTGATTCTCTTTTGGATCAAATTTAATTGATTTCATACTAAATCTTTTTAATTCAAGTGTCATAATAGTTATAATAATAAAACAAAATTATTATTAACGAATTAGTTTATTTATAGATATTTTTTACTTTATAAAATTCATATGTTTAAATTAGAACTTACTGAAAATATATATAAGACATCTTTAGAAGTTTTGAAAGGTGATATTAATTCTAATTCAATTGGCTATTATAATCCTATTTATAAGCAAATATATAGTGTAAAATCTTCTAATTGTGATAGTGTTTGTTTTAATACAAAAACATATATTAAAAATATTGTATCTAAAATAACTGTTAACAGATTTACATTTAAAGATCAATTTGGAAATGAAAAATCAACATTTATGAAATTTTGTCCTTTGGTTGATCCAATTAAATATTTAGCAGGCAATTATAATAAAACTGATATTTTTAAACTGCCTAAATACAATAACGTATTTAACGGTAAATTAACTAGAGAAAATAAAAACGAACGTCATATTGAAGAAAAAATAAATAATTATAATAATTCGGCATACGTTGATGGGTTCTTTTCATATCTATCATCCAAATTATTAAATAATCATAATTTTATACATGGTTTAGATTTTTATGGTTCATTTACTTGCATTAAAAATAATTATAATATTAATATAACCGATGATTTAGAGCATTTAATGGAATACGAATATTTTATAAAAAATTTAAATAATAACTATAAATTATTGAATGGGGTAGTTTTAGAAATGTCTGACACAAGAAAAAATAAAGATAAGATAAAGATATCTAACAAGTCTATTGATTTGTTAACTGACAATATTACATCACACCCTCAGTTATTTGTAGATGATAAACCTAACAACGATAGTAAAAAAATAGATGATGAAATTATTGAAGTCTCTCTAAATGATACTTGTCCAGTTGATGCTCCCGAAGTTAATGATGAAGAAGTAAAAGACGATTACAAAAACGTAAATATTAAAATATTGAACAACTCAGATACATCTGATATAGAATCTTCAGAAGACAGTGATAGTGAATCGGATAATTCAATTTCAAACGATGATGACGAATGCGATGAAGAAGATGACGAATGCGATGAAGAAGATGACGAATGCGACGAAGAAGATGACGAATGCGACGAAGAAGACGAAATATGTTGTGATATTGAAAAATTTCCTACAAACGTTGTAGCATTAGAAGATTTAGAAAATACATTAGACCATTATATTGAAAACAGTGATAATATCAAAAATGGTGAGTGGGCATCTATTTTTTTTCAAATAGTTATTACATTATGTGTATATCAAGAAAAATTTAATTTTTATCATAATGACCTACACACAAGTAACGTAATGTATATTAAAACTAGTAAACAATTCTTGTATTACTGTTTTAAAGGTAAATACTATAAAGTTCCAACGTATGGAAAAATTTATAAAATTATAGATTTTGGCAGAAGTATATACTCGCTAAAGGATAATTTACTATTTAGTGATAGTTTTAGTAAATCTGGCGATGCACACAGTCAATATAATTGCGACCCATATTTTAATGATAAAAAGAAAGTAATTATGCCAAATAAAAGTTTTGATTTAGTCAGACTAGGTTGTTCGTTGTTTGATTATTTTTTTGACGACATAGAACAATCACAAGAAAAACTGGACGAAATAGAATCTATTATAAATTTCTGGTGTTTAGATGATAATAATAAAAATATTCTATATAATAATAATAATGTGGACAGATATCCCGAATTTAAATTATATAAAATGATTGCAAGAACGGTTCATAATAAAGTACCAGAAGAACAGTTGTCAAATAAAATATTTGATACATTCAGAGTATCAAATAAAATAAAAAATAACGATTTGATGAATATTGACGATATTCCAAAATATTCATAAAATCTACTAATATATATATATTTTAAAATGATGGTTCGCTTGTAAATGCTTGTGTTGGAACATTAGTTAATACGTCCGGTCTTAATTTACCCATCGCGTATTCTGCTGCTAACGTTGATAACCCCACTAACAATGATTGTTTTATAAGTTTTTTAGTATTTACTTCTTCCTTTGCTATATATTTTCTTTCTATTACATTAAAAATAATAAAAATTACTATTACACAAAATGCCATATTTACATTCATATATACTTGAATTAATATATATGAATTAATTTAAACGCAAATATATATTATTTTGCAAAGTTTACTATCATTCTAACTCTGAAAACCGTGGAATATTATATGAAACTAACATGGTTACATAATATTTGATGACGATTACTATTATTATAGGAAATCTCCTATATGTTAATTATAATGATAATTCAGAATATACTAAACAATTAAAGAGACGTATGACATAATAAATATAATTTATCTTATGCCATTCATAGCGAATTGACTCGTAATTTTTTAAATAACATATTTATTTTCATTTGTAACATTTCTTATTATTTATACCAAAAATCATATTTCTGTCTGGTTTCTTTTCTTCTTCTGTTTTACGTTGATCAAATAATTTATTATTAGCGTGTCTTAATGCGAATGTTCTAGCACCACTATCGCCTTTAGATTTAACATTCGCTAGTTTGCCGCGTTCATTCTTATGATTGTATAATCCATAATTAGTTTTATCTATTGGAGAGCAGCAATTTGTTTTTAATATTTTTTTTTTTTGCGTTGGCATATTCTTTTCAAACGACATATTTCTAGCTTTCAATCGTTGTGCGGCGTTGTGATAATATGTTTTAGTTGTATTTTGTTCGTATGTTCCTCTTGAATTCAATGTTACATTTGAATTAACACCAGATCTTATAATTTGTCGCACAGGACAACATTTTTTTGTTACAGGTGTTTCAGAATCTCTTTGGAAAGATAGGTTACGAGCGATATTAATAGGACTTTGTGATGGACATAATCGCTTTTGTGGAGTTGCTATTCTGTTTGCTCTACCAGTGGAAGAGTTTGTTGTAATGTAATCTCTTTTACCGTGATTGTAAAAATTATGCTTAACAAAATTTTTTCCTTTTGTAATTTTAGGATGTCCTATTCTATTTCTTGTAATATTTAAACTCATTATATATATATATGAAAATAAAAATTATTTTATGTCTATTAATAACGCTTTTGTTAATTAGTGTTGTAACCAATCTGCGAGAAGGGATAGAAACTGATGGTGATACTGACAGCGACATGGACAGCGACATGGACAGCGACATGGACAGCGACATGGACAGCGACACGGACAGCGACACTGCTTGCGGCGACGTAAAACAACAATTACTGTCTAACAGGGTTGACGAAAACTCTAAAACTCTAAGAGATCAGCAAAAACAAATTGATGCTATCAAGGATCAAGCAAAGGATATATCTTCAAGTTTTGGTGGTATTAACGATCAAGCAAATAGTATAGATAATGCAGCAATTGGTCTAGGTTACTCTGAATAATAATCAAATAAGTCGTTGATTGTAATTATTATTATGATTTATTTCGTTCTCCGTGTCTGTATATTCATCAATGTTTTCAATTGTGGCATTTTCTGAAATATACGTTTCTACATAATACCTTATATTAGACGTATTAATATCATTTAATATGTTATTGTGTTGTTCAATATATAAATTTATACTTGCAGTATCTATAAATACTAATAAAAAACTAGTTGCCAAGAACGCTTTTAAACTTAATATTAAATATAAAATAATTATATAAAATAATTTAATTACATTATATATCTTAGCACAACACATATGTCTTATGTAATGTTCAATATTCATAATTTTAAATAAACATATATAAGATAAAATAAAAAATAAACAATTCACTAAATAATTTGCTAATATTATATAGTAAAATATATAATAATAATTATCTTCTAGTTGATTAAACTGTTGTGATATGTTTTTATCTTTAATAGAATTAAATATCTTAAACGATGCTTCATTATCAAATAAATTTAGTAATAATGTAATAAGTCCGAATAAAAAAATATTAGAATATAGTATTTTTTTATTATTTAAGATTAGTTGTTCGTTACGTTCTACTGAATACTTATAATCGGTATGACAATCAATACATTTATTATAATATGGTGTGTTAACATTTTCATTTCTCCATTTTGTTAAACAGTGTGGGTGAATATATTTACTTGTTCCATTGCAATTACATGGAGAACATAGATTGTCTATTATGTCTTCATCTAAACATATTCTACATTGGAGAGACATTTTAATATTATATATATATATGTCTTCAAATAGTTATTCTTCGCGAATTAAATCACCAGAAGAGTTAGGCGCGAGTGATAATGGTAAGATAAAATATTTAGTAACAGACATAAAAGCACTAATGAGTTATGTTGATGTTTTAATCGGTGGTGGTCCGTGGAATGGATTAAATGGTGGCGAAGACAAAGCAATTGGTAGTTCATCATTTTATAAAACACATACTAAATGTAGTAATGTTGACTCTACCGTTAACGAAAGTTTGGATAGATATGTATATAATGATTCAATACCATCTGGTGGTAATAGATCTTTAATGTTCGGTATTGAAGAAGATATAGAAAATCTTAATCCGCTTAGTTTGCTTGATGGCATTAAACACACTGATAATAAATGTAAGAATGTTAAATTGCTTTGTAGAGAACCAGATGGCTCACCGCCATCAGACGAAGATATTATAATGGATGACAGTAATGATGGATATCTAGAACGTGCCGTTAATATAGAAGAAATTAAAGACATAGACCCTTGTTTGTTTTACCCTGAAAATGGTAAACGGATTAATCCCATTACACAAAAAATGTGTAAAGAAGGATTTTCAACTTTTCCGGACAATAAACCAATACAAAATATTTACAATCTTATAATTGGTCTATTATTTTTATATATTTTATATCGCGCCGGGGTTCAATGCAACAAATAAAACAAATTGGTATACAAAAAGATATAAGCAATAATAATATAACTAATACATATGGATATCCCATTACAACTAGTATTATAATTTCTTTAAACTAATTAGTAATATTTGTTTTTACAAAATGTATAATTTATTGGTATGAACAATACAATGAATTATATTCGGATTTTTTATTGTGTTGTCTTCCATAACCGTATATTAGTTTTCACATATTACTATATGGTTTACCATGATAATCAAGATATTTATATAGACACTGGAACGGCATATCAGAAAAATCATCATAATTATTTACGTGTAATTACGTAATAGATATAAAGTGAGTGATCGAGTGTTATATTTAAAAAAATTGATATAGAATTTTTGTCTAAATATAAAGTATCAATGAGTAATTTACAAGAATTTTTATTACAGCATGCAACCAAAGATAAAACTAAAATTACACATACTAGAATTGGTTATCAGCAACTAAATATATTTCCTGGAAAGTATTGCATACCACAATCAGCATCCGCAAAATTTTATAAATTATATTATAATGATGTATTCAAACAAAATAAAAATGAGTATTTAACCGAAAAACAGTCACAGGTTGGTCCTGTTCTGGTTGATTTAGATTTTAGATATGATACCACTATTGATGAACGACAACATACAGACGATCATATAATTGATATCATAGAATTATACACAAGTAAAATAGAAGAGTTATTTAAATTAGATGATGGTATTCAATTTAACATTTATGTTTCAGAAAAACCAAATGTTAATATTCAAGATTTACATACAAAAGATGGTATTCATATTGTTTTTGCCATTAATATGGACAGGGTTTGTCAGCAAATGTTACGCGATGCGGTGTTAAATGACATTAGTGCTGTTTTAGATGACTTAAATTTAAAAAATAGTTACGATGATGTTATTGATATAGGTATTTGTAAAGGTTATACAAATTGGCAAATGTATGGGTCACGTAAACCCGGTTGTGAAAAATATGAAGTGGTACGACAATACTGTTGTAATTTGGAAGATGAACAATTACAGTTGGAAGTAATTGAAAATCCAAATATTAATATCCAAGAACTAAATAATATCAGTGCACAAAATACAAAAAATATTGTTTTAGAAATTAATGATGATAATAAAGATAAGTATGCCGCAATTAAAAAGAGTGTAAAACCAAAAAAGAAACGCAAAATAAGAATTAAAGATTTTAACAATATTGTGAATATTAAAACACGTGATGAACTTGATTGCGAAGTTGAACTATTTCTAGAAAACATTGATTCGGAAGACTATGTTATTAAAGAAACACATCATTTAGCAATGTGTCTGGGTAAAAAATATTATGATAGTTTTAATGAATGGATTCGTGTCGGATGGGCATTACACAATACGTCAAAATCATTGTTTATCACGTGGATGAAGTTCAGCAGCAAATCTGAGAAATTTTCATTTGACGACATTGAAAATTATCAGGACCAGTGGGAAAACATGGCAGACGAAGGATTTACGGATCGTTCTATTTACTACTGGGCTAAAATAGACAATCACGCACAGTTTTTAGATGTTCAACAACAATCACTGTCTTACTTTATGGATCAAATGCTAGAAAGTTCGGGCACAGCAGAGTATGACATTGCCATGATACTTTATCATAGGTTTAAAGGAAAATTCAAATGTGCGTGCGTCGGAAAAAAACTTTGGTATGGTTATACACAAGATGACAAATATAGTAATCATGGACGATGGGAAGAAATTGATAGCGGCACAGCATTACGTCTTCAAATATCTCAATTTCTGGCAAAGGAATTTATGATGCGTTCTAAGCGTATATCAGATGAAATAATTAAACTACCTGTAGACGGTGATGATTTTGATCAAGATGAGTTCAATCGGCGTAAGAAAAATGCTGGGCGATACTCTGATATTGCAATCGCACTCAAAAAGACCCAAACAAAAAATAATGTAATGCGAGAATGTCTTGATTTGTTTTATGAGAGAAACTTTATGGATAAACTAGATCAAAATCCATATTTGTTGTGTTTTAATAATTGTGTGGTTGACTTTAAAACAAATGTTATTCGTGATGGAGAACCAGAAGATTATCTATCGAATTGCACAAATATTGACTATATTGAGTATGATGATAAAAACGAAGATCATGTTCGGATAAAATACGAGATTGAAGATTTTATGAAGCAATTGTTTCCTGTTCCAGAATTGAATGAATATATGTGGGATCATTTAGCATCAACACTGATAGGAACGAATGAAAACCAAACATTCAATATGTATACTGGCGTTGGTCGTAATGGTAAAAGTAAATTGGTTGAATTAATGGAAAAATGTTTGGGTGATTATAAAGGCACCGTTCCCATAACACTTATTACACAAAAAAGAACAAGTATTGGTTCGGCATCACCAGAAGTAGCCCAGTTGAAAGGAATACGGTATGCTGTTATGCAAGAACCCAGTAAAGGACAGATATTGAACGAAGGTATTATGAAAGAAATTACTGGAGGTGATCCATTGCAAGGACGAGCATTATATCATGACACTATGACGTTTATACCACAGTTCTCGCTTGCCGTTTGCACCAACAATCTATTTGATATTAAGAGCGACGATGATGGTACATGGCGACGTATCAGAGTTTGTGAATTCCTATCAAAATTTAAGGAAACCCCTAATCCAACAGACGAGTCGCCATATGAATATAAAGTAGACAAAAAAATAAATGAAAAATTTAATTCTTGGAAAGAAATATTTATGTGGATGTTGGTACAACGAGCATTTGACACAAATGGTAATGTTAAAGATTGTAATATGGTTATGGCAACTAGTAATAAATACCGATGTTCTCAAGACCATATTGCTGAATTCTTCAAAGATTGTGTAATTAAAGAACAAGGACAACGAATAGTTAAATCAAAATTAAAAGCACCATTTGAAAATTGGTATAATAGTTTGTATAGCGGACGTGCGCCAAAAATGCCCGACGTCTATTCATATTTTACAAAATTGATGGGTGAATATAAAAATGGGTGGAAAGGATATCGTCTCCTATCAACGGAGGAAATCCATGGAGAAGATGAATAATTATAAAATATACAAATAAAATGTTCGTTTATCATATTTTTTATTTATCATAATTATATTATGACTAATCTTTTTGAACTTGTGTTAGAACAATATTCAAATGCTAAATCAATTGTTAATATCCCACCAAACATAGATCTTTTTTTACAGCATCCAAAGAATGAAATTATAGTCCATTATCCAGTACGCATGGATGACAATAGTGTTAAAGTTGTAAAGGGATATCGTGTACAGCATAATAATATACTAGGTCCATTTAAAGGCGGAATTAGAATAAGTGATGATATATATTTAGACGAAATAAAGGCGTTGGCTTTTTGGATGTCTCTCAAATGTGCTTTACAAGAATTACCATATGGGGGTGCAAAGGGTGGTATTAAAGTGAACCCAAACGAATATTCAAAAAATGAACTCAAAAAAATTAGTAAAGGTTATGCTTCAACTATGTTTAAATATATAGGCGAGAATCGTGATATTCCAGCGCCAGATATGGGAAGCAATTCGCAAACGATGGACTGGATGACAGACGCATTCCAAAAAAAAGCGCAATCTCATAATAATGCTGTTTTTACAGGTAAATCTATATATTGTGGTGGATCAGAAGGGAGAGAAGAGGCTACTGGATATGGTGTTGTAGATTCTATTAAATTGTGGGCAAAATATAATAATATAGATTTGGATGGTAAAACATATATTATTCAAGGATTTGGTAACGTTGGATCACATACGGCATTGTTACTAAACCGTCTAGGACTGATTTGTATAGGTGTTTCCGACCATACTAGATGTATATTTTCTAAAGGTGGGTTTAATATTCACTCACTAAAAAAATATTGTCAATTACAAAAAACGCTTTTAGAATATCCATACGGAGAAACAATTGATTCTGTTAATTTTTTTTCGGTTGAATGTGACATTGTTATCCCTGCTGCTAAGGAATTGGTAATTGAAAAAACTGAAGCAGAAAATATGAATTGTAAGTTAGTAGTTGAGGCCGCAAACGGCCCAATTGATATGAATGCAGAAAGAATATTACTAGATAAAGGTATTGAAATAATACCAGACATATTTGCCAATAGTGGTGGCGTTGTGGTTAGTTATTATGAGTGGTTGCAAAACAAACGTTCTGAGTATTGGGATAAACCAAAAGTTTTAACCAAATTATCGGAGAGAATGAAAACAATTTTTTATAAAATTATTAAGACAATGAGAGAATACAACACTACAATGCGAATGGCGTGCTACATTTTAGCGCTTAACAGATTGATTGAATGCATAGAGCGGAAAGAAGTATTTTAACCATCCTAAATCCATTTTTATTTTATTTCATTTCATTCCATTACATAATCTATAGTATAAATTAATATGTATATTAACGAGAATATGATAATATACTAGTGTATAATTTTACATAACACCAACCATAACAATTATTGGCGTTGGTTTAATAGAATAATCGTTCGTTGTATTATAAAGACTAACGTTACCACCAACCACAGGAACATTATATTTTTTACAGCAACTATTCAGTTCGTCTATTGTTGCTTTAAAATCAAACATACAATCTTTAGGATGTCCAAAATTAAGACAATTAATAATTCCTAGCGGTTTTGCATCTTTTTTTACACGCTTCATTTCATTATAGCAAGTCATAAAATCCCCACCCCAAGTTAGTATTAGTTGTTTGTTTACTTCATAAATATCTAATATTGAATAGTGACCTTTTTCCAACGGTCCCTTAACAACGCGACCACCTATGCTAGTATCATAAATGTTCCATATTCCACTTTTAGTAGTGGGGATTTTTTGATTTTCTTGGTTATGATTATATTTAATATCGTCTAGTGGCCAATTTGATGTTGGGTCTTTAAAATCATCTATATTTTTTGACAAAATTCTGTTAGTATCTGTCGTTTTTGGATATACATCGTATCTACCGTGGTTAGTAACATATCCTATATCTGATGATTCAAGATCCCATTTTGTTAGAATACTTTTTATTCGCATCATATTGTTTGGCAAACATACTAACAACATTCTCTCTTGTGATTCAGAAATAAGAATATCGCAATCATCCATGTCCGTTTTAGTAGGTATCTTATCGATAAATAAATCACAACCCAGATTTTTGCCTGTTTTGGCTCGTCCTCTTTTTATAAGTTCCAGTGAAGCACAAAGCACGCCACCCGCACCCATATCCTGCATACCTTCTATAAGTTGTTCATTTGATAATTCGCAGCATGCTTCAAGTAATAATCGTTCTAAAAATGGGTCACCTATTTGAATATTTTCTTTTAGGTGATCAACACTTGCACCAAACGATTGTGATGCCATGGCTGCACCACCAATACCATCTTTGCCAGTCTTAGCACCAATATACATTAAAATACTTTTATCATTGAGTGCATTTCCATATATGATATTCTCTCTCTTTACAATACCCAAACACGCAACATTTACAAGAGGATTTCCATTATAACAACTATTTTTATATAAATCTCCTCCCACATTTGGTATACCAAATGTGTTACCATAATCTGCTATTCCACGTATCGCATTACTCATAATCATTTTTGCTTTGTCATTAATTCCAAAACGAAGAAAGTCCAATAACGCAATTGGTTTTGCACCCATCGCTATTATGTCACGAATAATGCCACCAACGCCTGTTGCTGCTCCATTATAAGGATCTATATACGTTGGGTGATTATGACTTTCCATTCGCATTGCTATGCAATATCCATCACCTATATCTATTATACCAGCGTTCTCTCCAGGACCTTGTACTACCCATGGTTCTTTCGTATGAAGCGTTGATAAATATGGTTTTGTTGTTTTATATGATATATGCTCACTGCTCATTAATGTTGATATTTTAATATTAAATACAACTTTTTTATGTTTTAATATATCTTCTTGTTGCTTTATTGTTGTGAATCTTTGCTTTGGTGTTATCATTTTTAAAAAATGAGATTTAAAGTCATTAACATTCTGACCTATATTTCTTTCTGGATGAGGCATCATACCAAATACGGTTCTCTCTTTATTAGTTACACCACCTATACACATTCCGTTATATTTATTTGACCCATTATTATATGTCTCGTATGTTAAAAATATTTGATTATTATATATCATTTCATTCAAAAATTCTACATTAACAAAATATCGCCCATATTCGTTCGCAATATTAAATGTGTAATTTTTTATTTCATTATTGATATGTTGATTAGTGTTGTATACGTTACAATTAACCTTTTTAGAACAAAATTGCTTTGTATTGTTTTGTCCCATTGTGCCTGGTAGTAATCCGAGATGTGTAAGTATTTGAAATCCATTACATATACCAAGTATTGGGATCTTATTTCGGTGTGCCTGCATTATAATTTTAGTAACAGGTGACTTGACAGCCATCTTGCCCGGATCAATATCATATTCGCCAGTGGCGCCCTTTGTATAATAACGGTCACCAAACGCAAACCCACCCGGAATAATTAATAGATCAATCGCATCAGGCATTTCTATTTCTTTGTGCCAAATAAAAAATACATCATTATTTTCTCCATTTCCATCCGTAGAAAAATAACGGAATGTGTCTTCGTCGCAATTAGAACCGGGATATTTAATAATACCGACACGCATATTATAAAATACAAAGTTGATGTTTAACTACATTTTACTATTATTTACTTCACATTCATTATATTGTTCTGGACTGATCTTTTCAACATTATTACAGCATTCACTCATACAATTTATTGGAAAACAAAATATATCTTTAATTAACCCAATCGGAAATAAACAGAAATAACACTTAACACAAATTGGTTTTTTATTTTTAATATCTGTATTATAGTAAAAACATTCTTTATCTGCTTCGTTACACATCCAAGTTGTGGTTGGACAACAAATATTGTATATATAGTTGTTAAACATTGTTACATATTTTAAAGGTTCATCACACATTGTTACTTATAATTATGAGTAATGTGTAATACAATTTTAATAATATTTGTTTTGTTGCTATATATAATAATTTACGAGTTGCCTTTGTATTTTTTTTATGACACATAGTACATTGTAATGTATAATGTGTTATCGGAAAATAAATTTGTTCAAGTTTAGAATTGCACATTGTTTATTACTTAACAGTTCAAATTAATTTATGGGTTCATATATTAGTTTTTTTCTTTTAAGATTGTTATATAAATTCATATCTTCTTTATACAAATACTCTATAATTGCTCTATTTTTTTTATTTAAACTACCACGAACCTTCGCAGAAACATTCTTATATTTAATGTCTTCTAAATCTATATTATATCCAAAAAATAATAAAAAGTATTTTAACATATTTATTGTTATAAATATATCTACATTCTTTGAATAGTATTTCATTGGTTTAAATTTTTTCTTTAATTGTTTTAATTGTTTTTTATTCATATTAGAAACTATTTTATTTAGCGATGCTTTTATTTTGATAGTATCTAATTTATGTTTATTCATACCATACTTAAAATTTAAATAACTTTCAATTCTATCTACCGGATGTCTTATAACAGTAAAATTAATATATTTAATATTTTTATTTTTAGGATGAGATCCTTCGGTATACATGCTTGTCGGTTTTATTTTAGTTGATCCCAATACATATTTTACAAAGGTTCCGCCTGTTTTAGGTATATGTGTGTAATTTATTGGAACGTGCTTCTTTTTCTTTTTTATTTTTTTCCAATATGTTAAAATTTGATTAACCATATATTAATACGTTATTTTATAAATTAATTATATCCAATATAACTTGAAGGACTTGAAGGATACTGACGTAATGGATAGTTACCAATATTACCATCTTGACCTCCGAAGGTGTAGTTATGTGGACCAGGTGTTCGTCCATACACAAGAACACCTTCCCTTGGTCTTATATCATTTCGCGTGCCCCCATAAGTGGCATTATAATTACTCATATCTAAACGGTTTGGCTGGGGTCTTTCAGGACTATACGGTGATTGGTTCGGATAACTATTGAATACTTCTTGCCTGTTTCTAAACTTCTGCAAGTCATCGCCAAACCCCGACTGAATTGAATAACCCGAACCAAATCTCGGGTTACTCAAGTCTACACGCGAACCAAATCCCGGGGGGGGCATATATGATGGTGGCGGTCCTCTACTTCTACTTCTACTAAATCGGTTTGACCCAAAACGTGCTGCCCCCCATCTGCCCACGCCTTCTCTCATTCTTTTTCTATAAATTAAAAACATAAAAACTGATACTAACACAACAAACGCAATCATCAAAGTTGTGGACGTTTTTGAGTAGTTCATTAACTTGTTAAAATTTTTCATTATACTATATACAAATAAAAAAATTTAATAATACAAAAAATTTATGCTAAATATTAGATAGAATTAATGTATTTATACGAATAGATTATTTATTATACCTTCCCATTTTGACCATTCGTAAAAAATTTTATTTGCACCTAGTATAATGAAATCTTTTAAAAAAATGTTTAATAATATAAATTTAACCACATTTTTATTATTTATATTTTTTATATTAATTGTCCTATTTGTATATTTATTTTTTAATAATAGAACATTAGAGGGTGCTAAAGGGTCATCATTGAGAAGAGACGCTGCTGCTAAAGGGTCAGTATTAAGAAGTAACACTAAGATAGCAGCTACTAATTATTTAAAAGGATTAGGGCAGCATATTAAAAAAGGTTTAACTGGTCTTGCAACACCTTTTATGGCAGTACACAAAGGTTTAAACAGTGTATTTAAGCCAACCCCATATCTTATCGAGGCAAGAAACGCTGCGCGAGTTCGCGCTGCGCGAGCTCGCCAATCAAGAGACGCTGCGCAAGCTCGCCAATCAAGAGACGCTGCGCAAGCTCACCAAGCAAGAGGTTTAAAACAACAGAGTAACATGCAACAGATTAACAGGCCACAGAGATATAATGACGGAGTTGCATCCGACTATGACGGAGTTGCCTCCGACAATGCTTATTTAACACTTCCGCGTAATAATTATCTCACACCACAACAAGCATTAAGACAACAACGACACGAAAGTACAATGAGTCAATTATTATTTAATAAACCACCACTAAAGAAACCTTCAACAAATCAACGTACTACTTTTAAAGTGCCTTTAACCGAAGCTCAGCGAGTGCGGTGGAAAATATTAGCATTTTAATTATATATTATTACTACTCATTTTTAATATATATATAACCCACACTTAATAAAGTAATAAATTAAACAAAAATCTACCTTTAATTTTTATGGTAACAAATTTTTCTAAAACTTTTTTTGATTTTGAAAAATGGACAGGAATTTCTTGTCCATTTTCTGAAATTGAAATTTTTTTTCAAAAAAAAAATTAAAAAATCAAAATGGTAACAATAAGTCTAAAATTAAAAAATAAAAAATAAAAACCGTACTGACTTTTTTTCGGGATTTTTACCCCTTTTTTTATGCAGCACATTCAATAAAAAAAAAGTGCAAGTCGGTTTTTTTGTTAAAAACGCATACTTGTTTCAGTAACACGCCATTTTTTTATTGAAAAATAACCCTTACCATTATGGTCTCATGGAAACATTTTGAAAAAAGTGCAAGTCGGTTTTTTTGTTAAAAACACTTACTTGTTTCGGTAAGACGTCTAAAAATATGTAAAAAATAACCCTTACCATTATGGTCTCATGGAAACATTTTTGCAAAAAGTGCAAGTCTGTTTTTTTGTTAAAAACACTTACTTGTTTCAGTAAGATGAGTTAATTTTAGTGAAAAATAACCCTTACCATTATGGTCTCATGGAAACATTTTTGCAAAAAGTGCAACTGTTTTTTTCGTGTTCAAAACCTTACTTATTCCAATAATACACACATTAATAAGTGAAAAATAACTCTTACCATTATGGTCTCCAGGAAACATTCTCAGTAAGACCTGTTTTGAAAAAGTCAAAATGTTTTGTGACTGGTTTTTTTTAAAAAGATTTAAATATAGCATAATATATATAGCTATGTATAAATGTAACAAATGTAATTATGCGACTATATTCTCGTCTCATTATGAAAAACATATGTCATCCAATAAACATAAAGTGTATATTTGTAATATTTGTAACAAAACATATAAAACAAGAAGTGGTTTATGGAAGCATAACGATAAAACGCATAAAAAAACAAAAGATGTAAATAATTCATTGATTGAATTATCAAAAAATGATTCTCAAATAGATAAAATTACACAAATATTAGAAAGAACAATAAATAATCAAAATAATAAAACAACCGTGTTAGAAAATATAATAATAAAACAAGAAAAACTAATTAATGATTTGATACCGAAAGTAGGAAATACAATAAACAATAAGATATCAATTAATGTATTTCTAGAACAAAACTGTGCAAACGCCATTAACTTTAATGACTTTTTAAAACAAATAAAAGTAAATTTGGACGATTTGTATATAACAAAGGAATTAGGATACGTGGATGGTATTTCGAATATATTTATGAAACAGTTAGATGATATGGCAACCACAGATAGACCCATTCATTGTAGTGATAAAAAAAGATTACATTTCTATATTAAAGAGGAAGATAAATGGAATCCAAAAGAGAGAACAAAAGTAGAAGATGCTATTTCACATGTTGCTAGACAACAAATAGCACAAATTAAAGAGTGGGAGAACGCACATCCAAACTGGGATAAGAATCCAAAAGAGACGGATGAATATTTAAAATTGATCAAAGTCGTTATGGGTGGTTCGACTGATGCAGAACAAGAAAAAAATACTAGAGGCATTGTACGAAAATTGGGTGATAAACTTCATTTATCCGAAGACAAAATGTGTAATTCTAATTGAATATTCAATGGTGTAAATATAATATTATTCATGGGAAGTAATATTCATTATTTTAATAAAGGCAAATGTGTACCAAAACATATAATTAATAGTAAATCCCACAATTAGAATTTTAACCAACTTATATTCTGCATCATTCATAATGCCACGCAATGATATATTTGAAATATATTCGTTGATTTCGCCCATCAAACTTCTTCTAACAGGTACTTTAATAGTATGTTCTACGCTTGGTTTATAGTCAGTAATAATTGTGTCAATGAGCATATTGTTGATATCGGTGTCAAACGTTACACAGTTTTTGATGTAGTCAACAAGCAATGTTGCAAATTCCTGTCGGAGTCGCTCCACTGTTTTTTTGTTGCACGATCGTTTGAAATGTTGTTGTCCGCTGCAACAATCTGAAAGCGTATTCAATACAACCAAATTAAATGCTGCTTCATCCTTACGAGTATCACTCATTGTCATTTCCATTGCTTGATGATCACTAAACCATGTAAGTTCTGGTCCAACGCAAGGGAAAGCAATGCCGGTTGCGGCATTTAGTGTTGGATACAGATTAGATTTGATAATAACAGGACTATATCCATCACTAAGTTTAATATTACCAAATACCATGTCGGTATGATAATTCCGTGGCCCATCTTCTGGAATAGTTCGTTTACCACTACCGGCTTGTGAGTTTTGCATCCAATCTGATGTACGGTCCTTAAATCCAACACAATCATTATCCCAATAGCTGTATAATCTAAGATTTTTAGTCATAAAAGTATCATGATCACCGAGATACGTTTCTTGAATCGGGTATGTATCACGATCATCTAATTTTAGTTTCAAATACCCATTATCTTTTCCCCAAAGTGGAAGATTAAAATCACCAAGAACAAGTACATCTTCTGGGTCATTTTTACCGTATACGTAATTAGTATATACACCTTTACTTTTAGTAATTCCTGTTTTCGCAGTACTAGTAGCATAAGAATCAATCAACTTTCGCATACAGGCATATTCTTCAGCATTTTTATTAATATCTTCTTTTGTTCCAACACTTTTGTTATGCATAATAATCAAATACTTTTTCTTATACCAAAAACTGTCTTTGTGTTTATTGGTTTCTTCCGTATTATATACACAGCATACTGACACACGGTCTTTATATTTTGCAAGTTTATCCGCTTCTGTTTTAAACCCACATTTTGTCATTTTCAGTTGAATATCCTCAAAGAATACTTCACTAATGGAATAGTTTCCGGTATAGTAAATACCCTTTGCTTGGTTTGCTTTGTGAATTGATGGGTCAAATTGGTAATAGCAAATGGACGTTTCACCACACCAACTTGGGTCACCACTTTGTTTCATATAAACAATATTTTTCATATTGGATTTTCTTGGATTAACACCTTGTCCTGAAAATACACACCCGTGGTCATTTTCAAGACATACAACAAACCCACCTTGCTTGGCGCTAAACAGTTTATCAGAAATATATGTACGCATATATGTATGTTTGTTGTCACGAATATATTGCATTGCGTCAACTTGATCGTTCGCCGGCGGACGAAGGTCTGTGACTTTAAATCCACCACAGACATCACCGATCACATTACAGATAATACGCTTGATAAAACAATCAAATGTATTATCAACCTTTTCATTATATGACTGTTTTGAAAATACGTTCATAAGAATATCGCTAATTTGTTTTTTTAAATGTGTTTCATTGTCATTTTCGTTGTCGTAACGTTTGATAGAAACACCTTTCCATTGAGAAGCATGTGGAGATTCAATAAGTTTTGTATGTACGATAAAGTTGTAGACAAAATCAACAAATACAGAAATATCGCTCGGACAATGATTCGTATGGAATGAATCACGACCAATTTTTTTCATCAAACCAATCAGCATTGGGTTTGTATTTACATCACGCATAAATTCAGACGTAAACATAGAATAGATGATTTGCGATTGCATTGTTGAAAACATTGTTGAATAATATTTAAATTATTTTATGGAATCAATTTAAATTATATCGTAAGTGACATAACATTTTTTTCTGATTTATTTTTATTGGATTTTTTCTTATTTGATTTTGGTGTGATGGGCTTATTTGGTGGTTGTGGTGGTTGTGGTTGTTGTGGTTGTTGTGGTTGTTGTTTAATATTTTTTCGTTCTGTGCGCACGGGCATATTAGAAGGACCACCCAACATGATTTCATTTATAGAACTTTGTTTATTTATATTTGCATTTATTTGTTTTGAACCATTTTTATTTTTGTTTTTATTTCTGTCCTTATTTTTTATATTAGATAATATAGAATCTATATTACCACTAGGACCTTTCATTTCACGTCGTTTTACAGGAGCGTTAAATGAATCGTGCGAATCATTAATATCTATTCCACCCGAACTCATTCGTTCTGTGCGGGAATTGTGTGATGGTAATAGAAAGTCGTCACCGTTAACATTACTCATGTCACTGCCTCCGCCCGTGCGGCGACCGCCACCCATACCGCCGC